CATGGAGCGACCTACCAGATTATACTGCTAATGACTTCAAGCCTGGCATCTATGCTAAGACTTACTTTGATAGGATATTCGCTGTGGCTGGCTTCACATACACATGGAGTGAGTTAGCTGCTGCACACTTCGATAAGCTGTTGATACCTTACAATGGGGATACCAACAACCAAGACTATGAGGACTATAGAGTTGAGGCAACCAATACATGGACCACAACCAATGTGCAGGCAACAGGGTACAATGTTACCTTTGTTGAGCCAGTAGACTCAGGATGGACAGAGGTGATTGATAGTCAAGGTATCTTTGACCCTACAACGGGTGAGTACTCTTCACCATTCAGTACTAACACCAATGCTGGTGAGCACTACACTTATCAGTTAGCTATAGGAGGTACTATTGCCTTGGTCAACTCAAGTGGAGGTGTAGCTCAATTGATACAACCAACCTTCATAGGTAACTCATATAACAGATATAGAGTCTTTGCGAGGGTATCAGTGGCAGGCAGTGGCAATGCTATTGTATATGGTCAACAACAAACAGTTTATTCAGGAACATTACCAACAGGAACTACAACAATATTTTCCTTTGCTGAAACACTTGATATACCAGTTACCTACAATGGTAGTGGTGTGGCTAATGGTATTGATGCAGCGGACATACAAATACTTGATGTAGGAGTTCAAATCACTACATTTGGTGATGCAGCACTTTCATATCAAGCACAGAGTCAAGGGGTGTGGAGGCTTGCAAGTAGCTTGCTTACACCAGCAGCCGTTAACGTAGTCCTTAACTTGGCATCCATCAACATGGTGATACTACCATCGAACAACATCCAGGTAACGGGCTCAACCTTAGTCATGAACCAATACGTGCCTGTTGAGATTAAACAGTCTGACTTTGTTAAGGCAATATTTCAGATGTACAACCTTTACATTGAGCAGGATGTTGACAACCCGTACAACCTAATACTTAGGCATAGGGATGAGTACTATGACTCAGGTGCTGAGAAGGACTGGAGTCAAAAGCTGGCAAAGGATAAGGCTCAGGAGTTGATGTTCCTGCCAGATGTAACTAACAAGAAGCTCAAGCTAACCTATGCGCCTGATAGTGACGGTCCTAATGTGGCATACACTCAAGCGACTGGTGAGATATATGGACAAATAGAATACACTTTCGACAATGAATACGTTAAGGACGTTGATACTAAGGAGCTACTGTTCTCCCCTACTCCAGTATATCGTACAATCTTTGGGGCATATGTGCCTAACATAAGCGGTCAAGCACCCAATGTCAACATCCGCATCTTGTATGATGGTGGTGTTGGCACATGTCAACCGTATGACATCATAGACTTTGGCACTACAGGGCAGATTGGTGAGACTGACTACCCTGTGATAGGTCACTTCAATGACCCGTTGTATCCTACCTTTGACATCAACTTCGGGACTAATGACTACTACTTCTATGAGACTGAGACATTAACTAACAACAACCTTTATAACCTATACTGGAGGCGCACAGTCAACCAGATAAACGTAGGCAAGATGTTGACTGCTATGTTTGACCTTGATGAGGTAGACATCCAGTCGCTCAAGCTCAATGATAGGATATACATAGACAACTCATGGTGGAATATTAACAAGATACAAGACTATAATGCTAACAACAACAGCTTAACTAAGGTTGAGTTGATTAGCGTGGATACTGAGATTGACCTGGCACCCTTCCTAACTGGAGCAGGCACCCCGATAGGTGATACCATAACGGCTGTAGGCTTGGATAGTGTGATAAGGTCCATGACTACCAACAACAACGTGATCATGCCTGGTGCAGATGCAATGGTGATGGGTAGAGGTAACACTGTAACGGCTGGCACTAAGGGAGTGATAGTGGGAGACGGTCAGACGTTGTCTAATAATGGCATGGTGGTGAGTGACCTCACAGTGACTGGCACTATCAATGGGGATGCTGTGGTACCGTATAAGAGGTATATTGCAACCATCAGTCAGGCTGGCATACTTGACCCTACAGTGACGGTACTTGAGAATACTATAGGAGATATAGTGTGGACACGTACTACTAATGGTGACTACAGAGGCACACTAACTGGAGCGTTCCCTGACCAGGATAAGACATATCTAACCTTAAGCAACACTGACCAGTCCCAAGTATTGGTGAGATGGTTGAGTGCTAATCAGATAAGAATAAGAACCTTTGACTTTGCGGTGGCTTACATAGATGGACAGTTGACATATAACACAATAGAAATAAGAACATACTAACATGAATGAAGTAGAGATACCATTAAAGATAACGGGCATCGGTGCCATGAAGGCTGAGCTTAGAGACCTTAAGGGAGCTATTGCCGATGCTACTGACCCTAAACAGATGGCTGAGCTTAGTGCACGAGCTGGTGAACTTAAGGATAAAATAGGAGATGCCAATGCAGCGGTGAATGTCTTTGCATCTGGCTCAAAGTTTGAGCAGGTTAGTAACTCAATCGGAGGTATCAAGGACTCATTGCTTAGCTTGGACTTTGAAGAGGCTCAACAGAAAGCTCAAGTCTTTAGTCAGGTACTTGGCAAGCTCAACCCTGCTGACTTAGCAAAAGGATTTGGTGGCTTGATGGGTACTATGAAGACTGTAGGTGGTGCATTCGTAAAGTTAGGAGCTACCATCCTTGCTAACCCTATATTTTTATTGGTTGCTGCTATTGTTGCCATTGTAATAGGCATAGGATTCCTATTAAAAAAGATGGGTGTACTTGATGCTATAATGAAAGTTATAATGATACCAATACAAGCAATGATTGATGCCTTCTATGCACTTACTGATGCGCTTGGATTGACATCTCATGCAGAGGAAGAGGCAGCAGAAGTCACTAAGAAAGCTGAGGAAGATAAGAGGGCAGCTATTGATGAGAGTTATGGCAACAGACAAAAGTTGTTTAACCTCACCAAGGACATGAGTGCTGAGGAGATTAAGATGATGGAAGACCAACTTGGTGTACGTATTGATACATCACAGTCTGAGTTTGACATTGAGAGGGAGAAACAGGAAGAGTTGAAAGCATCTTATGAGAGACAAATTGCAACACTTGATGCCATAACAGAGGCAGGAGGTGAACTTACAGAAGAGCAAATTAAGGATAGAGCAAAATTAGTAACAGGATGGAAGGACTCAAATAAGGCTATTGAGAGCAATGAAGCCAACAGGGCAAAAGCTATTGTAGACATTAACAGAAAGCAAAACGACCAGTTAACGGCTTGGAAATTAAAGAATATTACTGATGATAATGTCAGAGCTAAGGAGCAATTCAAACTTGATGAGCAACAGGCACTTGCAGAACTTGAAAAAAACATTACAAGGGCTAAGCAGTTGAAACAAGATACCTCTGGATTTGAAGCTACCAGAGTACAGATAAAACAGTTCTATGCTGGTGAGGCTGCAAAGGTTGATGCAAGGGTAGCTAAGCAACAAAGTGATGCTGCTGTAGCTGCTAACAAGGAGGCACAAAGTAGAGCTAAGGAGCAACAGGCAGAGTATGAAAAATTGATTGAGGGTAAGTTAAAAAAACTTAAAGATGCTAATCAAAAAGAAATTAACTTAACTAAGGAAGGTACACAGGCAAGGGTAGATGCTGAAGTAAATGCACTTGCTGAAGAGGTTAAGTACATGGAGAAAAATCAAAAAACATTAAAACTAAGCAATGATCAGTTATTTAATATTGCAGCTGACTATGATAAAAAGAAGAGAAAGTTACAAGATGATTTTGATGTCAAGCAAAAGAACTTAAATAATACACAGGCAAAAGCTGAGGCAGAAAGTTTAGTGCTTAATGCTAAAACAGAAGAGGAAAAACTTGCTGCTAAGGAGGCGGTATTAAAAGCTACAGCAAAGATAGAGCTTGCTAATAAAGAGTTGACAGCTATTGAAATAAAAAATATTGAGGACAAGTTGACCAATGATATTGAAGAGATTGAGACTGCAAGAACCAACCTTAAGATAGTAGCTGCAAAAAAGATACTTGATGCTGAGCAGTTGGCAGCTGAGACTAAGCAGGCAAATGAAGCCTTTGCACTTGAAAGATTTAAGGGTACTATTGATGAAGAGATAGCGGCACAACAGTCATTCCTTGCAACACAACTAAGCACCCTTGAGAAACAAAGACTTACTGAGCTTGCTAATAAAGAACTAACAGCAGAACAGATTGCAGCCATTGAGCAGAAATATGACCAGGCTAAAATAGTAGCAGCAGAGGCAACGGCTGAGAAGTTAGCTGAGATAGATGCTAAGGCAAGAGCCAAGACATTTGCTACAATTGACAAAGGAGTTGAGGATACCAAGAACGGGCTGAATGTTATTGCATCCCTTCAACAAATGAACACCGATAGAAAGCTCAAAGGAGTAGAGAAAGGAAGTAAGGAAGAGGAGAAAATACTCAAGCAACAATTTGAGCAACAGAAGGCAATGCAGTTAGCAATGGCTGCAATCAATGGAGCTCAAGCCATCCTTGCTATCTTATCCGTTCCTGACTTTACATTAGGGGTGTCATCAGGTCTTAGGATAGCGGCATCAGTAGCAGCAACAGCAGCAAGTATCAGTGCCATTGCAAGTACAACTTTCACTGGTGGTGGTAGTGCTCCTTCTGCTGTGGACCCAACAGGCGGCTCAACACCATCAACAGGTGGTATGGCTACACCAGCAGTATCATTGTTTGGTAGTGCCAACCAACTCAACAACGTAGGCGCTCCACAGGATGGGCAAGGAGGCAATAACATAACAGTCACTGCAATAGTAAGTGAAACTGAGATGACCAACACACAGAATAGAGTAAACAAAATACAACGTAACGCAGAATTATGACAAGTTATCAAGCACTAATCAACAAGATTGAGGGATTCTACAATGACCATCTCCAGGTTAAAAAGGTACACAGCGACTTCACAGAGCAACTGCCTAACTTTGCAACCAAGGATGAGAAGTATCCTCTGATATTCATAGCTCCTATTGTGGCTATACCTACTGAGAACACCAACACTATCAGCTTAGAGATATACTGCCTTGACATTATCCAAAAGGATCGTGCCAACATCACAGTAATACTATCCGATTGCCATCAAATATTGGTTGATCTGGTAAACTATTTTACCTTTAGCTCAGACTATGACTTTGATATCTTAGGAGTGCCTACGCTCAACCCATTAAACAATCAATTACTTGACTATGCAGCAGGATGGGTGATGACTATAGATGTTGACATGAGCAACTGGACAGACTGTCAAGTACCTCTTATAACTAATTTACCAGGTTAATACAATATAGGTATGGCGAGCAGACAAAAGATATCACAGATGACCCCTAAGGGGGCTAATCTTGAGGCGACAGACTTACTTGAGATAAGTGAGGATACTGGCTCGGGCTACGTTACTAAGTCAATCACTGGTCAAGAAATCATTGCGGCTGGCTCTTATGGGCTTTATGCTCAAACTGCCTTGGGTACTCTTATCACAAACACTATCACAGAGACCTCTTTAGTAGGTGCAGGAGTAGGCACATTATTTGTTCCTGCTAATGCGTTCAGTGTAGGTAATAGCTTTATCGCTAAGATGTGTGGCAACCTATCATGTGCAAGTAATGAGACAATACGTATAAGAATAAAATCAAACGGTATTACTATAGCAGATGCAGGAGTATTCTCTATGAAGATAACAACTGATAAATTCTTTGAGCTTACTATTGACTTCACAGTTACCAAGATTGGTGCAGCAGGAGTAGCTGAGTTATTTGTTAATGGGCAATATAGCTACAACCATAATGCAGCAGGTGAGATAGCAGGTAATAACTTTGCCTTGATAAGCAATACTACCTTTGATACTACTGTTAGTAATACTCTTACTATCACTGCTGAGTGGGGACTTGCTAAGACGGCTAACAAGATTCAATCACAGAACTTTGTACTAAATAAAATATACTAATAAATAATAAAAATGCCAACAGATAACGACATCTTAATAGCTAATCAAGGAACTTTTATCCTTAATAATACAGCTACAAAAACAACAATTATCAATGCTATAGTAGCGCTTGAGGATACTGTGTTCAGTGCCATTAGAATAGCAGGCACAGACGTGAAGGCAACCTACATTGCTTCACCATCAACAGCTGTTAAGGCAGGTACTATCATACGTCCTACTAATGCTCAACAATTTAGTGGTGTTACTTTAACAAGTGGCTCAGTAATTTTAGTACTATGATAAGTGCATTGAACTTCAAGATAGGTGGAGGGGGTGCTGCTCCCACACCTGCGCCCGTTGGACAAACGTTAATGAAGACGGGACAAACTACTTCGTATCGTACAGGTGATGACGGAGACATTGAGGCAGGTCGAGCAACATCATTCACAGTCTTAGTAAGTAATAATCCATTTGGTAATACAGATAGATTTACAGATGAGCTTGGCGGTTCTACTTATACAAACAGCATTGTAATTGACTGGAGTACTTATAATGGAACGACTGTATTAGGGTATTACATAGGGTCAACTGTAGTTAACAGAACTTGGGATGCAGCTATTGATTGGGGTGTTGGTTTAACTATTGGTTCTTTTACATCATGGAGATTATGTAATGTGAATGAGTTGTTTAATGTTTTTAGAAATGGGGTTGCTATGGGTGATTTAAACTATGCTCCATTCAATTTAGGTGCAATTAATATATGGACATCTACCACTCAAGGAACATTAACAACCGCAGCTATTAATAGGGCTACAACTGGATTAGTTGGAACAACAAGTAAAACAGTTGCTATTAGAACAATTGCAACAAGAGATTTCACAGTAACAGGAACAACATTAACTTAATAAATAAATAAAAAATGGCAACTTACAAATTTCCACAATTCAACGTTGAAATAGTTAACCCTACGGTTACTGTATTAACGGTAACAGATAACATAATTGATAGGGTATGTTCAGCAAGTGTATTACTTGCGACCCCATCAACTAATTTTGGTGTTGAGTTCACTGGTTACACTTATAAAACTGATTGGGACGACCAAGATATTATTGATTGGGTTAACAATGTAGAGCTTCCTAAGTACGAAGTGAAGTAAACAATGGCAAGATACGCTAACACTGGAGAATTTAATGTCCTTTATCCTACCAGGAGAAGGATGGCAACTATACTTAAACGTATAATCAGAAATGATGTTGTTGATGGTCAAGGCACATTGGTTGAGTCTATCAGGATCAATGCCAAGATTACAGGCTTTGAGAAACTTGAGATACAAATCATTGCCATGTACTACTTTATTTTCCTTAATAATGGTGCATTCTTATGGAACGGTGGAGTAATTACACCAAGAGACTACGTTGCAACGTTCACAGATGAGCTTAATGCGGCTGGTATCACTGCTGAGATATACTCACAGTACACTGAGTGGATGACTAAACGGTATCCTATCCTACAAGTGGCAGAGATACTTGAAAAGAACCAAAAAATAGTGTATACATTTGAGGCATTAGATCCACCTGCAGGCTTCAAGGTAGGTTATCCTTTAGATGTTTAACTCTTTCTTCATAGCCATCATATTAAAGGTTAGAACAAGAGGCATGTCAGTGACCTGGTCAAACTTAGTCAGGTCCTCATTGCACAGTCCATACAGCAACCGTTCCCAACTCCACTTAATAGCACTCTTATGCTCCTGCTCAGCTTTCGCATCTTGAGAGTTAGCTGGCTTGATGGCTTCCTCTTCCTCATCTGACTCATCTGCCTGGAATAGTAGCTCATACTTCTCCATGAACGTTGTCCTGAATGCTAAGTACTCAGTGATTATACCATATATCTCATTGATGCAGTACTCATCAAACAGCTCACACCGTTCAAAGGGTGAGTACTTATAAGGCTCAAAGACTAAGTCACCCCACTCATTGATACTGTGCTTTCTGTAGAGGATGGAGGCTACATGTGAGATGTGCTTGATGTAGTCATTAGCAAAGAAATACTCAAGGTCAATAAACTCACCCACTGTCAGCTTAGACAATGGCTTAAACTTCCACTCACCAAGTACATGCTTATAGAACTTAGACGGCTCAGAGTTAATGAAGGTGATATCTTTAAGCATATCACCCACTTCGCTTATGTCAAGGTCTTCCAAGTCATCGGATGGTATGTCAGCCAGTGTTGCAAGTATCTCTATCTCCCTGGAGAAGGTTTCCTCAATGGTATATAGTGACCTAATCTCTTTGAACTGGAAGACATCTATCTCACTCCACGACTTCGGCAGGTGCATCCTTAGGCATTTGTTTGGCTAACTTCTGACCAACCTCAACTAAGTAAGGTACTGCTAATTCAGCCTTAAGTTCACGTATCATTTTTGCTTTATGCTTGATGTGTGCCTCTGCATAGTGCTCAGCCTTGGTCAAGTCATCACGCTTAAACAGGATAGCCAGTAACTCAGCTATGTATCCCTTGTGCTTGGAGTGCATAACCTTCTCGATGTGCTTAGTGTCCTTGACAGATAGTCTAAAGGTCTCACCCTCAAATGCCTTATAAGTGTATCCTTCCATCTCAATAGACTGCTGTAGCTCAGGTTTACCGCTAAGGTCATTGAATACCTTAACACATTCCTTGAACTCCTCAATAGATACATCCTCAAAGTCTACCTCTGGCACACCTAACAACTCAAACACTTCAAGGTGCTTGGCTATTGCATCCAGTTCATTGTTGGCATGGATATTTGTGATCTGTTCAAACTGTAAGACCGTCAACTCATTCAGTTGATTAGGTACTTCCCTTCCTAAAATTGTTACCATAGAATTATTTTTTAACAAATATACAACTTTCTACAATATAGGCATGGACAGACCAGTGTACAAAATTACTATTGATGAGGCTTACTCAGACGGGGAGGACTTAGGTGTTGAAATGATTGCATTCACATCTAAGCCAGCAATCAAAGTCAAGGGTATGGCATTCAATTCTCATGTTGCACCTATGTCATTCAGTGATAGTGTTAAGATGCGTATTGTTGCACCTGCCATGATACCAATGAACATCTATAGAATGGATGAGGATACAGAGGAAGAGTACGATGTGCAATTCTCAGCAGAAGTGATTGAGCAGATACATGCTAAGTTCATGCTTAACCTAAGCAACAAGAATATCTTTAACCTGGAGCACGATCAAAATAAGATAGTACCAGCATACATCCTTGAGGCTTGGATAGTAGACAACCCTGAGACTGACAAAGCATTCACAACATACGGCATTGAGGTCCCTAAGGGTACTCTAATGCTAACAAGCCAAGTAACTGACAAAGACTACTATGATAAGTTAGTTGAGTCAGGTCAAGTGGGCTACTCAATAGAGGGCTTCCTTGGTATGAAATTATCGGAACACTTAAATAAATATACCATGACTTTACCAGATGGAGAACACATGATTGAAGATAAAATCTACGTAGTAAAAGACGGAGAAGTTATTGAGATTAAAGACGTACCTGCACCAGCAGAAGAGGAGATGGCAGCAGCCATGCCTGAGGAAGAGGCTCCAGCAGAAGCAGAAGCAGAAGCTGTAGTTGAAGAAGAAGAGGTTGCAATGTCAGTTGACCCTGTGCTTGATGCAGAGGCAATCCTTGCAATTGTTGCACCAGTTATTGAGGAGCAAGTCAACCAACTTGTTGCTATGATAGCAGACTTAAAAAACCAACTGGAGGAAAGTCTTTCAGCTGAGACTGAGGAGGAAGTAGCACCAATGGCTATGACTGCTCATGAGAAATTTAAAGAATTTGTAAAATTTTCAAAAACCAAATAACATGACACGCAATCTTAAATTCGATTTAGATATCGAAACAAATGCACTTTTATGTGCGAACCCTGATGAGTTCTACTCTAAGGCTTATTTATCAAGTCCTGATATTGCTAATAACTTTAGAACTTTACCAGGCATCAAGTCAAAAACTAAATTAGCAAACGTAACTTTTGGATCATTATTACAGGCTTCTACTTGTAACTTCAATGCGCCAACTGATTCATTAGATGCTATTGACATTGACGTATGTGCATTGTCTGCAATGGCTCAGCTTTGTCAGTTTGACTTAGAGCAATCATTCTTAGCTTTACAAATGGCTCAAGGTTCTAATGGTGACTTCACTGTTGCATCTTTCATGTCATACTATTGGAATGAGATGGCAATGGTTATCGGTCAAGATTTAGAGTTGTTGAGATGGCAAGGTGATATCACATCTTTGGATCCGTTATTGTCTTTATGCAATGGATACTTAGTTCAATTGTGTGGTGACTTAGCTGTAAACGGTTTATGGACTGCTGCAATCACTACTGCAAATGTATTGACTGTATTAGAGGCTGTAGTTAACGCTGCTCCTGCTGCAATTGTACGCAAGAAAGCTGACCTTAGAATGTATGTTTCAACAAACGTAGCGAACGCTTATGAGTTGAAAGCTGCTCAAGGTAACACTCAGACTTATGTTACATTACCTTTAGGATTGACTTTCTTAGGAATTAACATTGTAGTATGTGAAGGTATGCCAGATAACACAATTGTGTTGACGTTGAAAAACAATCTTATATACAGTTTCGATGCTGAAGGAGACTCAAAAGCATTGAAAGCTGTGAACTTATCTGACACTGTTGCTGAGCCTTACTTAAGAACTCGTGCAAACTTAAAAGCTGGTTTCCATTATACGAACCCTGCTGAGATCGTTGTTTATAACGTATGTTTTGACTAACAATATAAAGGGGGGCAGTAAGTGTCCCCCTATTTTTAACACTTAAAAAATTACACAAATGAGCTGCAATACTCTCGAAACCATACTAAAATCTTGCGATAACAACTCAGGTGGTATCTACAGATTTTTTATTGGTCAACAAGACAACATCGATTCTATCTCTACAGATGAGACAGGAACTAAATGGGAGGTAGACGGTATCACATTAGTTGATCCTTTAATTCCATTCATTGAGCTTGAGTTCAAACGCAACACATCTTCTTACACAGAGGAGTCTGCAATTGACTTAATTAATGGCTCAAGCTACGTTACTCAGACTATCAACTTGATGTTCCACAGACGTCAACAAGAGAAGTCAAGAGCTATTCAAATCTTAGCTGCTGGTCAACAGTACCTTACAGGTTTATTATTAGATGCTAATGGCATTTGGTGGTACTTCCCATTCTTGCAGTTATCTGCAACGGGTGAAGGTTCTGGGACAGCTCGTGCAGATGGAAGTAAGTATTCCGTTACACTGATAGCGGAGAATGAGCAATTGGCATACACAATTGATGAGGCTATTTTAGGTCCTATCACTGAGCCTACAGTTTAATCTGCCATAGATTAATTTAGCAGAGAGCCTCACTTCGGTGGGGCTTTTTTAATTATTACTCACACGTAATACAATATAGGTATGATATATCTTGAGAAAGGTCAGGTTAATAGCTTTGTGTTGACTCTTACAGAGGTCACGACTATTCCCAACCCTTACTATTTATTTGAGTTTGAGGATGAGTTCAACACTACATCCAGCCCAATCTACTGGGAAGGTACTGACACCTCATCCTGGACATCAAGATATAACCTGTTCACAATAGATGAGCCTACAGATATTGACTTCGTGAAGGGTCAGTATAGATACAAGGTGTATCAGAGCTCAACACCCACCCTTGATCCAACTGGCTTGACCATGATTGAAGAGGGTAGACTTGTTGTGGCAGGAGTAGTAATTAATTCAATATATGACTAATGGCATGGTATAGTAGATTCGTAGGCAGTAAGCCTCAAGGACATGAGGTAGTAGAGGGATATCAATCATTTAGTACACCCTTCCAGAAGGTAGGAGGTGCAAACTTATCTTTGCCTTATGTCAATGGTAGATACCAGGTGGCAGGTTACATCCCGTTTGGTCAGGATAATCAGTTCCCTGAGCTACTCAACCAGCTTTACTACACCTCACCATTGCATGGTGCTATAGTGGACTTCAAGACCAACGCTGTAATAGGCGGAGGATACACCCTTGAGACTGAAAAAATGTCAAATGATGACAAGCTCAAGCTATACACCTTTGAAAAAAAGATTAAATTAGGCAAGGTTGATAAGGCACTTACTCAGCAATTGATAGTACATCATAGAGTTTACTTCAAGTTATGCTACAATAAGAAGGGTGATCTATATAAGATTGAGAATGTATCACCTGAGAAGGTCAGAGTAGCAAGGGATAAGATAACTTATTTCCTTTGTGATGACTGGAGTGCCCGTATTGATGTTACACCTATCAAGAAATACCATCCTACCTGCACTGACTTAGAACAATTATACTGTTATGAGTTAATGACCTTGGGCCAGGAGTGGTATCCATTACCTCAATATACATCCGCTTTGAACTTTGCGTTTCTCTCGGGCGAGTTATCGTACTTTGCTAAGGCTAACATCCAAAACTCAATATTTCCATCCTTTGCTATGATGTTCCCTAAGAGACCACAGTCAGAGGAGGAGAAATCAATGATTAAGGCTACAATTGATAGGCTTAAAGGTGCGGCTAATGCTGGGAAGGCTGTTGCATTCTTTGCTAACAACTCAGACCAACTACCAAAAATAGAGGCTCTACCAGTCAACAACAATGATAAGCTCTTCCATGAGGCATCTGCACTCAACACTGAGCAGATATGCTTCTCACATACAATAGACCCTATCCTTATGGGTGTACGTACCACTGGCTCACTTGGTGGCGGTGCTGACATCAAGCAGGCTTATGTTGTATTTGAGAAAAATGTAGTAATGCCATTGAGAAACGAGGTACAGAACATCGTAAATGAGCTTTTATTGATAGCTAAGATACCAGGTAAGTACATGATCAACAACTTCCAGATAATCAATGAGACTATCGTAGAGATAGAGGGAGATGCATCCAAGACATCTGATGCCATCAACTCATTAAGTCCATTGGTAGCGACTAAAGTATTGAATGCAATGACTCCAAACGAGGTCAGAGCCCTGGCATCCTTACCTCCTATTGAAGGTGGTGACATCATACCAACTGAAACACCTGTAATATGAACTACTTTATAACAGAGACCTATCTCAAAACTAACACACCTATCACAGCGAATGTTGATGTAACGGATGTGACTCCATATATAGCAACACAAGCCCAGCTTAGAGTAATGCCTATCCTGGGTACGTTGTTCTACAACTATTTACTTGCAGCATACAACGCTCAGTCATTGAATCCAGATGAGGAGACCCTTGTAGGCTTCATACAGCCAGTGATAGCATGGAGGAGTGCAGAGGATGCGGTGTTTGGATTGACTTACCAACTTAAGAACAAAGGACTACAGACTCAATTTGGTGACTTCTCTGCATCTGTAGGACGTTCTGAGGTTGCCTTTGGGATGGAGCACTACGCACAGAAGGCTTCATTCTTTGAGCAACGGTTAATCAGGTACTTAGTAGCTAACAGAGACTTGTTCCCTGAGTTCACTGACCCTGCCAACAGAGATACTGACCTACGACCTATGATAGATAGATGCATCTGTGATTGTGTGGGTGTATGCCATAGCGGATGCCCATGTGGTGGGATGAGAGAGAACGGATATAATAACTCAATACTGATTTTATAATGGACTTCAACGAAATAGCCTTCACAATAATAACAATACTCATTTCGGGTGTAGCATACTTTCTTAAAGGGGTGCACTCAGACATCAAAGCATTAGCAGAAGAGCAGAAGAGAATAATTGAGACTCAAGGTAGGCTCAAAGGTAAGATTGAACTGGTAGACAATGAGTCAAGGTTTAAGTATGAAGCCATTGAGAAAATGACTCAGCTTGAGATCAAGCACCTGGCAGAACAAATCAGCGAATTAACTCAGTCAGTAAAGAAATTAATTGAAGTACAACTAACAAGATGAGCATAGCACAAAGATGGTCAGCTCCTACTCCTAAGTTCTGGAAGAGAGTGCAGAAAATAGCAATCACAATAGGAGCCATTGCAGGCGTTATCGTGACTGCACCTATAACTTTACCTGTTGCAGTAGTAACTGTTGCATCCTACGCTATTACAGTGGGTACTGTGGCGGCTACATTATCACAATTAACAGTAGAAAGCAATGAGCAACGTTAAAAGCTACACAGATAAGGAACTACTTGCAAGAGTCAAGTCACTTCCTACCTATAAGAACATCCCATCTGGCATGTGGCTGCTATTCGTGCGGTCCAATGAGGATGCAAATGATGTGTTTGATGACAAAGTATATGCCTGGATTGGCTCATACTTCCAATTCGTGACCTCTTGCACCACTAACAAGGGCAACAAGGGTACTGCTGTTATGGAAGCTGACCGTTGGAACTATGATGCCTATGCTTATGGACTTCACAGAGGTAAGATGGAAGCACTTAGGCAGGTTGCTAAAGTGCCATATCGTAGAGACTACACTACAGATGGTAAGACTAACCCCACTACTAAGCTAATGGATAACATTATATTCATGAATATACATGGAGCAACATATAACAAGGGAAGCCAACAGGTAGCAACTAAGATAGGTGGATGGTCAGAGGGATGTCTGGTCCTTAACAACAACCCAGACTATGAACGTATGGTCAAGATGGCTAAAGACTATGCAAGAGTAACAATAGCACTTATAAACGAATTTTAACATGGCAAAGAAAGTAGGCAGACCTAAGAAAGTTGATGTAATCATTGAGACCAACAAGGCAGAAATAGAGTACCACAAAGATGGGACTAACCATGACCTCAAGTATGATGGTAAAAAGGTTGATGTACACATCACTAAGGATGAGACTGGCACGAAGGTAGAGGTGCAGTCTGAAAATAAGTTCCTCAAAGCACTTGCAACATTAGCTTCCAAGTTCATTGTGAAGCGGTTTAAAAAGAAATAGTACCTTTGTATTAACATATATATAAAACGTGTTAACGAAATAAGATTTGATTAACAGTACTTGCATACTTACCGTTAGATCAGTTAGCAAGTCACCCCTAACCCCTTCACAAGAGGGGCTTTTTTATGCCTAATTTTAGACATTTTTTAGACATAGTTTAGACATATGTTTATCTAATCGACATTAATTTATCCCGCCAAGACCTGATAATCTTATTTATAATCATTATAAATTACAACTATTTTTACTCAAATTGTTAATTAAATTTTTCAGTTAAGAAAATTTGAGTACATTTGTAAGGTAATCAATAACACAAAGTATATGAAACAGTTTATTAAAGAATGTACCACATGCGAGGGCACTGGTATACAAGGCAGAAACAACTCATGTGATAATCACCCATCAAGAGATGAGGTTTGGGCATGTGACTACTGTGAGGAAGGTAAGGTACATGACCAGGATGCATTAGATGAGGCAATAATGGATGCTCAGGATATGATTGATGGTATGATCACTCGTATTAGGTTGACATCAGATAACATCAAGATGGTTGCTAAGTTTGAGATGCTACCTGATTTTATGGCACGTTACAAGCACAGACTTCAAATACAAGCACGTGCACTTGCAAGACTTGAGATGTACAAAGCTAACCTTCAAAACTTATAATCATGACTGAGAATCAAAAAGCAATAGTTGACTGCCTTATAATGGGAGCCGTAGCATTGGCAGTGACAATCTTCCTTGTAATCATAGGAGTAGTAGGATGACAAATTTAGCAATACTAACAGGGTGGGATAAGTTCGATGAGAAACTATACTACCGCTATTTAAAAGCAATAAACAATGTGGATAATACACTATCGAGTATACACTCAAGGAGCCTGGAGGAGAACCAGCAAGACCGTAAAAGCAGACTCACTGAGTCAAGCAAAGTAT